CACTGTTGTTTTTCAGATCGATGTTGCGTTCATAACTGCCGATACTGCGACCGTCATCATTCCCTTCCCGCACCTGACCAGCAACATTGAGCTTATCGCCGCTATCATCATATGTAATCGTCATCGTGCCGGGAACGCCGATGAAATCCTTTTTGAAATCCTCTGGCGCTTCCTGCACACGTTCGTTCCAGCGTGCCAGAAACTTCTCGGCCTTCGCCGGATTGATCGTGGTGTTATGATCGAGGCGAACGCCCTTCTTGTCGAAGTCCGAAATCTTCTCAACCTTACCCTTGGCTTTGGCGGCACTCCCGGTGCTCTCGACGGCAGCAGCGCCGCCACCGCCACCTTCAGTCCATTTGCCGCCCTCGTCACGCGGCTCGTCAGGATTAAATGTCTTCGGCACCGTAACCAGAACATCATCGAAGCCGCGTCCCAGATGCCCATTGGCGGCAAAAAACCGGTAAGCGACATCGGCGAATTTCTGATAGGTGACCGAGTCCAGTTCGCGCTGCGCCTGTTTCAGCGAAATCAGCCGGTAGCCTTTCGGCGCCTCGCTGGCGGGCTTCTTGCCCGCGCCGCCGGTCCACTTCTCGGCTTCGGCAATCAGCTTGGTGATCGAGATATCAACGCGCGCAATCTTGACGGTGCGACCGTCGTTTTTCAGATTGCCGTCCTTGGCGTCGAGCGCCAGTTGCCCGGCCCATGTGTGATGGCCATCGAGAATGTAATCGTCTTTCGACACCACTAGCCGCTTGTAGAAACCGCGATCCTTGATCTTCTCCATCGCCGCGGCAACCTTGGTGCCGCTGATCTCGCTTTGGGTGGCGCGCAGATTGCGCGATTCTTCCTTGCCCTTCTCGATCGCGTAACCCTGCTTTTTTAAATACTTGATGAAATCCTTGGTGGCGCCCGCGCGGATCACCGGCATCTCGACCCGTGGAATGCCGATCTGATCGGCGCAAAATAAATTGGTGCCGGTGACGGTGACGTTGCAGAGATTGAAAGTCGGTGTGGTCTCGCCATGCTCGGCCATCTCGGCCGCGGTCTCACCGAGCCGCTTGATCAGCGTCGAGAGCATCTTGGGCTGCGCCAGCTCGACCTTGCGGTCCTCGAACAGCGCGCGCTGCGCATCGTAAACGTTGCTGGTGTGAATGACGCCGTGCTTGTCGAGATAGGCGCCGGGCGAATAGCCTTTGCCGGGATGCTTGCCCTTGCCGCCATTAGCTCCGTCCGCAGATGATCCGCCGTCACCACCGCCGTCGGTCCATTTGCCGCTGTCATCGCGCGGCTCATCGGAAACGTCGTGGCTGGCTTTCAGCAGTACCGGCACGTTCATGGCCCCATCACCACGCATAGCTGCTCGATCGATCGCGCTTCGTGCCGGTAACTGCGTTTTGTCGTCGATGCCCAGTCCATGAACGCACGCTGCTCCTGATCGGTTACGATCCAAAATTCATCGAGCACGATCACGGTGCCCGGCACGATTCGCGGCGCGAGCGCTTCCAGCACGGTTGCCGTCGAGTTGTAGAGATCACAATCGATATGAAGCAACGCGATGTCGTCCTGATGCTTGGCCAGAAACGGCGGCAGCGTATCGGCAAACCAGCCAACCACCAGCTCGACATTGCCGGGCACTTCAGGAATGGCGCAGGCAAAATGCCCGACCGGGGAGCTTCCCCACGCTTCCGGCAAGCCTTCGAAACTGTCGAAGCCGTAAACCCGCCGGTCGGATAGCGGCGCAGCATCCGCCAGTAGCCGGATCGTACTGCCGCTGGCGACGCCGAATTCGAGCACCAGACCCTGCAGCGGCGCAATCGCCGCCGCGTGCCGCAGCACCTCGAATCGGTCGCGATACCAGATGACAGGTTGGCTGGCGCGCTGTTGCAATCGGCGACCTTTAACAAACCCTCGCGCTTATGCGCGCGAGGGTTTTTTGGTTGCTGTTAACTAGTGCGGCTCGGGCTGGCCGCCCGGATCGATCGGGTTGACCGGTTTGTTGCCCGTGTCGGGCAGACCCTGATCCGGATGCGGCTGCGCGCCGGGCAGACCCTGATCCGGATGCGGCTGCGCGCCGGGCAGGCCCTGATCGGGATGATGGCCGGTCTGTGAGGGGTCCCAGACCCAGCCATAGATCGGCGAATACACCCATGCGCCTTGACCACCTGACGGCGGTCCGCCGGGCCACATCGGCGGCATCGGGTGCGCACCGGGAGGTGTCGGGCGACCCGGCAGGGTGTTGTCGATCCAGTTCGGCGGACCGCCCCAGATGCCGGGAGGGCTACCACCACCACCACCGCCACCACCGGGCGGGTTCGGCCAGACGCTCGGCGGGATCGGATGCTCTGGGTGAGGTGTCCAACCGGGGCTGCCGGGTTGGCCACTGCCGGGCGGATAAGGCTGTCCGCCGCCGCCCCAGACCGGAGGCTTGCCACCCGGTGCGATCGGCGGCATCGGGTATCCCGGCCATGGCGAGCTACCGCCCCAGAAGCCCGGAGGGTTACCGGGCCCCTGACCGGGCGGGTTCGGCCAGACGCTCGGCGGGATCGGATGGCTCACCCATGGCGGCGGACCGCCGGGTGCGATCGGGTGCTCCGGGTGTTCGCCGCCGCCCTCGCCGCCGCCGACCGGGATAATCATCGCCAGAAATGGTTTCATGGGCCTCTTCCTTTTGCTGTTGTCTTGATTGAACGTCCACACCTACTTGCCGCTAAAGTTTCGCCAGCGCACTGGCCCAGTCATCGGCCTCGTCCTGCCTGCAGATTTTCATGTTCTGGTACAGCCGCGACAGCCAGCGCCAGCTGGCCCAATGGCTGAGTAACAGCTTGATGTGCGGATGTCCGATCGCGCCCGCCAGATGCACGGCGGCAGTATCGATCGTAACGATCTCGTCGCAACACGACATCAACGCCGCACAATCGGCAAAGTCCTCGAATGAATGATGCTCAACCCCTGCGGCAACGGCTTCATCTTCGCCCTGTTGCTGCACGCTGATCAGGCGAACGCCGGGCAGCGCCTTGGTCAACAGGCCAAGCGGTATCGCTCGCGGGTAATCGTTGGCATGCATCACGCCGGGAGCCCATGCGACGCCAACCAGACGCTCGGAAAGATTGAGCCGCTGCCGCCATTTTAAAACCAGCTCCGGATCGACCGCCAGATATGGACACGGCGGAATCGTGTCGACGTCCTGCTGCAGCACTTCCAAGAGAAACAGCAGCGGGCAGAAATAATCCGCACTAACCGGCGCATCCACGACCGGTGCGCACTGCGCGCCCAACCGCTCCAGTTCTGGCGGCAGCCACAGCACCACGTCAGCGCCCATCGCCTTGAGCATCGGCACGTAGCGCAGCATCATGATGCTGTCGCCAAAACCGTGATCGTGAATCAACAGCAGGCGCTTATTCCTAATGTCCTCGTTGCGCCAGCGCGTCAGGCCGTATTCGAGGCAGGCACAATACTGCGGACGCGCGAACATCGAGCCTTTGTACTCCATCGCGTAGCTGTAATCGGCGAAGCCTTCCCGCCAGTGGCCCAGCTCCAGCAGGATCATGCCGCGATTGTACCGCGCCGTCAGCGTTTCCACGAACGACAGCGCGGTATCGATCGCCAATAGCGCGTTCGGCAAATGGTTGCTCTTGGCCGCGCGCCGCGACATGTCGAAACAGCGCAGATAGCGATCGATCAGTCCGGGCGACGCCCGCTCCGGGACGCGGCGATAGCCGACCGGCTGGCCGTTGCGATTGACGGCGACCCGCCCACCATAGGGAATTACAATAGCGTGTCCCCGCGACGGCTCCACATTCAAAACCGCGCCATCTTTGGTCAGCGCGCGCCAGCCCGTCGCGGTAACTTCCACCGCAACGATCGGCGGCAGGTCCGGCGGATCGAACTGCGCGATGCGCGGTTTGGGATTTTCTATTTCCATGGTTACTTCCAAACGGGAGTCAACCACGCCACCGCTGCTGGATTTCTGAGAGCCCAACTGCAGGGCCAGCGCACTTTCACGGCGACGCTGTCGGTTTGGAACATGCCCTTGGTCGCCATTGTGGTGTTCGGCGCCACGGGCGCGGTGTCCATCACCAGCGTCGCAGCATTGTCGGTCTCGACAGCAGGATCGGCGCTGAGCGCCGCCACCAGCGCCTTCGGGCTGATGGCGATGATGTCGTTACCGACCGCCGCCGACGCCAGCGGAATAATGGTGGCATCGGTGCCTTCGGCCTTGAGGCTGCCGTAGCGCCCGCTGGCGCTGGCCATGCGGCCGATCGATGAAATCAGGAAAAACGGTCCGTTGCCGCCGACGGCGCCGACCGCATTGAGCAAGGTCGCCATGTCCTCGAAGAAGGCGCCAAAGGCATCGGTGTTGGCGCTCGGCGTCGACGCCGCGATGCCGTTGCGAATCCCCGCAGGCTGTGCCGCAGTCGCCGCCGCCGCACCAAAGAACACGCTGTCGAGCGCCAGTCCCGACGACTGTATCAGCGCGTTGCTGATCAGTCGCTCGGCGTTGGAGGATTCCACCATTTCACGCGTCAGTACCGCGATCGTCGCCAGCTTGTAGGGCAACAGCAGGGCGGCGGCGGCGGCCAGCTGCCGCACCGGGATCGGCGCGCCCTCGGCGACAAAACCGCTGTTGGCGGCGTTGGCGATGAAGCCGGGCGCGCTGATCGTACCCGCACCATTCCAGTCCAGCACCAGACTTTCCTGCATCACGGTCGCCGCAGCCGATGCCTGTCCCATCGCCACCAGCGTATCGTCGACGCGCCGCTGCGCCAGCTCCTGCGCCCAGCCGACCACGCTGGTCATGGCGGGTGCGGTGGCCGCACGCAGCACCAGATCGTTCGGCCACAGCTCGGCGATGACGTCATCGACCCGGCAGCGGCGCAAACTGGCGAGGGTCTTGGCGGCCAGCGTGCGAGTGAACAGATTGCCCGGCGGCAACGGCAGTGGCTTTTGCTTGAAACCACGCTGAACCGAAGTTTCGATCATGTTCATGTCAAGTCTTCCAGCGTTGTAATTTATCCGATTAGCGAGGCGATATCGATTTTCGGCTTGGCCAGTGGCGCAACACCCAGCGCCATTGTCAGCGCCACCGCGCCGTCGATGCGGCCGGTCGAACGCTTCTTCGACAGCCGCCGGTTAGCCGAATCCTTGCCGACGTCACGCGCGCCGTCCTTGCCCTCGACCACCACGGCGTTGGCTATGCACATATTCAAAACCGGATTACCACCGTGCGCGATCTCGCGATTGAGAATCCGGCCTTCCAGCTCGCGCAGCGCGGGCGACATCGACGCGGTGCCCTGCCCGAATTCCACCCATTGCTCGATCACAGTGCGCTCGGGGATTCCGGCGGCGATCAGCCAAGGCCGCAGATGCTTGAAATTCCAGCGGTCAAAGCCGATTTTCCTGATCTTGTGGGCCGCCAGAATGTCCATCAGCTGCGGCACCACCTTGTCATAGCCGATCGAATGGCCGTCGACGGTCTGGATCAGGCCTTCGGCGTGCCACTGGTCATATGGCACGTGATCGTTGCGGGCGCGGTCGGCCAGCCCTTCGCTCGGCAGCCAGAAAAACGGCCGGACATGCCATACGTGGTCGATCTTTCCGATCAGCACCAGTGCGGTGAGATCATTGGCTTCCGACAAATCCAGCCCGCCATAGACTTCTTGGCACTTGGTCAGGTCGCCGACCGGGGTAGCGCACTTGGCCCACTGCGCGGGCGCGATGAACTGCGAGATCGCCTCGATGCGCTGGTTCAGGATCAGGTTGCGAAACTCGGCTTCGCGCGACGGCATGCGGCGGGCGTCCTCCGCCATTGCCCTGACTTCGACCGGGTTGAGAAATTCGCCGTAGGCCGGATTGGCCAGTTTGATGGTGGCGTCGTCGAACGGCGGCGCCGTGATCGGCGCGGTGTACAGCCGACAAACCACGCGCGGGTCATGGCCGCCCAGCGCATCCTCGATCAACACCGACAACAGGTCGGCGTCGGAAGTGGCCTGTGTCGAGATGATCACCGACAGCGGATTTTCCTGCGCGCCGGTTGCGGTCTCCAGCGCCTCATAGAGTTTGGAACGCGGTCCCCTGACTTGGCCAAGCTCGTCGTGCACGATGAATACCGGGGAAAGGCCGTACGCAGTGGAGGCTTCGGCCGACAGCGCCCGGTAGTGGGTGCCGAGATCGTAACAGTCCAGCTCCTTGGTGGAATCCTTCACCGTGACGCTTTCGCGTAAATTCGGCGACATCCGCACGATCTTGGCGGCGAGGTTGAAGATCAGCGCCGCCTGCTCGCGCGACAGCGCGCTGGAGAACAGCTGGCTGTTGGGCCTTGCCATCGGCCCGCACAGATGCACCAGCGTCAATACCGCGGCCAGCGCGGTCTTGCCGTTCTTGCGGCCGAACGACAGGATCGCGCGCCGGGTCCCGTGCGGGTTGTCATAGATGCGGTGGAGTTCGGCCTTTTGCCACGTGCCGAGACGAAACGGCTGCCCGAGCAGTTTACCTTCCGGCACGTAGCACTTGGATTCGATCCAGCCGATGATGTCGTCGCCGGTCGGTTTGCGGTTCGGCGGCGCCGCCGGTTGCGTCAGCGCGGGCGCGGGTCTTTTTGCCGCGTTCGACTTGGACAGCCGGGGCGTGTAGCGCCGTTGCTTGGGCACGCCTTCCGGCGTCGGTTCAAAGCCCGGCCGGTAGCCTGCAAAGGGTTTCGGATCGGGCTTGGGCCTTCGGGCCATCGGCTAGTTCTCGGTATCCGCCGGGGTGCCCCAGTCATGCCACGGCGGCAGTCCGGCAGGGGCGGCGGCACGCGACTTCGACGCGGCGCGATCCGGCACATAGCGGGACTGGTTGGTCAGCCGCAGCTTGGTGGCGAGCGAGGCGGCGTGATCGGTCTCCGCGCCGTGCAGCTTGTGCAATTCAAGCAGTGACGCGCGCAGCTTGGCCAGTAGTTTGATGGCGTCGACGTCGTCGTCGTTCACGCCTGCGGCCTCCAGTTGCGCGAGGGTTTCGCGCTGCTCCACGATCTCGCGGGCGAACTTGTCGGCATAGCAGGCGTGGCGGCAATAGCCCTTGAGCAGCGGAATGGTTTCGCTCGGAAAGAAGTCCGCAGGCAGCCGGTTGACGATCGCTTCCCAGAATACCGCCGCAGCGGGTTCCATGTCCGGTGGCGCCGGTTCCCGCGCGCCCGGAATCACGGCGCTATCGGCCCGGTAGGCCGCCTGCGTCTTAGGTCCGCGACGGATCATATAAACTCCTGTGTTTCCAAGGATTTAAATCACTAAACAAACCAATAGCCACGTTTTTTCGGATAACCAGAAAACAAACCAATGAACCAATAAACCAATATCTTTACAGTGTAAACATGTCCAAATACCTCAATGAAATCAAATATTTAGATGCATAAAATGTAAGCACTACCCTAATTTGTTG